GTCCGGGTCCGGGGCGGGGTCGGGCGTGGGATCGGGCGCAGGGTCCGGGTCGGGCGTCGGATCGGGGTCCGGGTCGCCCTCGGCCACGGGCACGCCGCTCGCGCGCAGGCCGGCGCTGATCTGCGGCCAGGAGGGGCGCAGGAGCGCGGCCAGCTTGTAGGCGTCGGGGTGGATCGGATGCTCGACGGCGAGCGCGGCCTTGCGGCCGAGCAGCCGCGCGAGAGTGCGAGCGACCAGGATGCGGAACCTGCGGACCATGCGGTCTCCTTCTGTCGGGCGTGCCGTGCGGCAGCCGTTGAGGGCGCTGCGAAGCGCACGCGTACGCCGCAGGCATAGGGGCCGGTTTCTCCACCCACCGGCAAGGCGTCGCCCCGAAGGGCGAAGGGGTCAGCGCGCGAGCGCCTCGTGCTCGGTCAAGAAGTCGTGCGACGGGTCGCCCAGCACCGGCCCGAGTTCCCCGTGCTGATGGACGGCGACCGTGTCCGGGATCGTCGTCGGCTCGAAATGGCGGCCGCGCGTGTACTCGATCACACGCACCCCACAAGCGCAGTGCGCGTGCAACGGCGCCGGGTCGCTCTTGCGGAACTGCGCGCCGTCGATGCTCTGGCAGAAGCTGCACGCGCTCGCGTTCGCGACTCGCGCGTACCCCATGATCCGGGTGTCCGCCGCCCCCACTGCCGGGAGCGTGTCCCGGAAAGCGAGCTGCACGTCCGTCGCCGCGGCGGTCGTCGCGCGGTCACGGCCCAGCTTCACCGCCTCGTCGAACGGGGTCCTGGCCTTCAGCGCGGACCAGACCGTCACGAACGGCCGCAGGTACAGCTGCTCGGGCGTCGTGCCGTTGCGGATCCCGGCGACGATCGCGGCGGCGTCCACGCCGACCGGCTGACGTTCGAGCGCGCGAGCAAGGTAGGCCTCGGTCAGCGCGACCGACTGGAGGTTCGCCCCGGCCAAGTACGGGAGCACGGTCGAGAGGAATTGGTCGACGTTCGCCCGGTCGTAGTGCGGCAGGTTGTCCCAGGCGGTGGCCGCTGCGAGCGCGGCCAGGCGCTGGAGGCGTTCCTTCGCGTCGATGTGGGCGCGGATGAGCGGATCCACGGGCTACGCGGCCGGGACGGGAGGAGTGGCGCCGTTGCCGTTCGGCATCTCAGCGAGCAGCCGGCCGATCACGCTCGAAGCGCCATCGGCCTGCGCGCGACGGATCTGCTCCTGCGTCATCTGCAACGCCAGCTCCGCCGTCACCGTCCACGGCATCCCCTCGATCGACGCGAGCTTCACCGCCGCGTCCGCGCGCTCAGCGAGCGACCGCGACTCGTGATCCAGCCAGTCGACCTCAGCGGTCGGCGGCACGATGATCGGCTTGGGCAACATCAGCCCTGCCGTCCGCACGACCTCTTCGTGGTCCTCGCCGATCTGCGGCTTGTGGATGCCGCGCACCTTCGCGTTCTGTCCGCCCTCGAGCGCGCGGATCGTGTCGGCCGAGATGTTCGAGAAGCCGTCGGTGTGCGGGAACAGATGCGCCGGGGTCTTCGTCACGTGCGCCAGCTGGGAGAGCTCGCCGAAGATCGACAAGTTGCCACGGTCCGCCGCCTGCAGTTGCCCGATCTTCGCGTTCGGGTCCTCCATCTGCACGACCTCGTCCGGCTTTGAGGCGAACGGCGGCAGCGGGTTGTTGTCGTCGTCGCGCAGAATCTTGTCGCCGATCGCGTAGCGCAACGGGAAGCCCATCCACAGCGCGACGACCAGGCCGAGGAACGTCAGCAGGTTGATGCGGTCGAGCAGCCCATGGCAGAACTGGAACTCGCCGCGCGCGTACGGGAACGCGCCCGCCTGGAGCTCGCCGTTCGTCCACAACTCCACGACCGGCAGCACGCCGAACGGGTTCTCCACCGGCCACGGCTCCCGGTGGCCGTCCGGCAGCTTCTCCTCGCGCTGCTCCCACCACGAGCCGCTCGCCTGGACGCGCATGGGGTCGTCGGTCTGCTCCTTCGCCTCGCGGAACTTGTAGATCCCGTCGCGCAGGTAGAGCGTCAGCTGCTTGCGGTCGTTGTCGTCGACCCAGCGGCGCACCGCCGCGTAGCGGTAGCGCTGCATGTGCCGACCCTCGGCGTACAGCACCACCATCTGGTCGGCGCCATCGAAGACGATCTCCGGCTGCCCGTCGGCGCCCGGCCAGTTCGTCGCGAAAGCACGGCCGTCGCGGAGGATGCTGTGCTGCGCGAGCTTCGCCTGCGAGTCGAGCCCGTTCGCCTGCCAGACGTCCTTCCACAGTCGCGCGTCGATGGCCTTGTCGCCCGTCTTGAAGCCACCAACCTCGAGCCGGTCCTGCACCGACTCCACGACCAGGCCCGCCCACGGCGCCTGCGACATGCCCATCAGCGCCTGGTACGCGTTCACGAGCTTCGCGCTCTCGACCGCGCGCGGCACCGGGGCCGAGCTGCGCGTGTACGCCTTGTTCTTCGCGCACATCGACGCGCGCCTGTCGAGCTCGGCCAACGCCTTGTCGAGCAGCGGCCCAAAGTCCTTGAGATCTGCCATCGGTTCCCTTCATCAGCGGCCCCGTCGGCCGCACCGCATGCACAGCCCGCCCTCGGCCTCGAAGACCGCCGGATGGATCGGCTTCCCACACGACCGGCACGGCAAGTACGCCGACCGATCGACCCTCTTGCCGCCCGACGACTGACCGCCCGACCACGAAGCGCGGCTGTAGGTCTTCTGCTCGAGGACGCCGGCACGCAATGCGTGGCTCCGCGCGACCCACGAAAGGCAAGCGCACACGGCGAGGTCGATCTTGCGAGGCGACTTCGCGCCGTCCTTGCCGATTAACCAGAGGAACGATCCGTCGTCCTCGTCGCGGATGTTCGTCGACCGCCGCACCGCGTTGCCCATGTGCTCGACCAGCGCAGCGTGAGCATCGAGTGCGCGCTGGCTGGGTTCCTCGGCGGGACGCAGCAGCAGCGGCCCGTGGGTCATCCGCGGCTCGCCGTCGTCCGTGACCGCGGTCATGTCGGCGCGGAACTCGCGCAGCGCGTACGCCGTCTTCTTCCGCTCCGCCGTCCACCACTCGACGACACGGTCAGCGCCGTGCTGGCCAGCCCAGCGCGAGAGGTCGTCCCGGTAGTGCGGCGGGTCAGCGTAGAGCCGCCACACGTCCCAGGTGCCGAACATGAAGTCGACCGCCTCGTTCAGCTCCTCGATCGGCACGCGCCACTCGGCGTCCTCCGGGAGCTCCAACGGCCGCTTCCACCACGCGACGACCGCCTGGTGGCCCGTCTCCACGTCGGTGACGACAAGGCCGGTCGCGTCGTTCGTCAGCGAGCCGTCGAAGCCGCCCGTGACGACCCGCCGCGGCGCGATCACCCGGTCGGCGCGCGCCAGCGACGTGTAGTGCTCGAGGTCGAACGCGCGCGACGCGCCCGCGACGATCCGATTGCCGAAGAAGCGCTCCGCCTGCGCCGGATCCTTCTTCGCGTCGAGCCGGTTGCACTCCGACTCGATCCGGTTCAGATCCACCCACGGCGCGCCCTTGTAGGCGTGCTTCAGGATCCGCCGGCGCACCGACTTGTTTGCCCACGACCCCTCGACAGGATCCGGATAGTTGACGTAAACGTCGGGCAGCAGGCCCTCGCGCACGCTCTCCACGTCGATCTGCGCCTGCGAGTTCTCGGCCGGATCCCACGCGTTCGTCGTAGCCGACCAGCGCCCGCCCGTGCCAGCCAGGTTGCGGCGCTGCGTGTCGGCCAACTTCTGGCCACCGTTGCGCGCCAGCATCGAGTGCGTCTCGTCCTGCTCGACGTACGTAATCCGCGCGCCCAGCCGCGACAGCGCCGCCGAAGTCGTCCGCTCGATCAGCCCGCCGCTCGGCAGGTAGATCTGCTGCATGCCGGTGTCCTCGATGACGCCGGCGACACTGCCGAGCGTGATCATCGGGACCAGCGCCCGCCAGATGTTCTTCGTCTGGTCCTCCGAGACCGCCGTCACCTGAACGTGCGGCGTCGGCCACGGCATGCCCGACGGCTCGCCGTCGTCGTCCCAGCCCGCGAAGAGGACCGGCCCGGCGGCCTGGGCGCAGATCCGCGCGGCCGAGAACGGGCCCTTACCCCACTTCTG